AAAGGAGTTTGACGGTGACGACCCTTACGACTGTATACGAATCCTCCTCACCGGAATCAGGGAATACCAAGTTCAAAATGCCAAGCAATTTGAGCATGATGCAAAGACTCAAGAAGCTATTAATCAACTTTCTCAAGGCGATCAAACAGCTTTTTACCGTAAGATGGAGTTCCTCGAATCAAAGAAAGAAGCAAGAAGCGGAACAACTTTCCGTCGTCGTGGCTTTAGAAGGTACCATTAAATCGAAAGACGAGTTCATTGTTTACTTGCAAGATGAGGTAGCTGAACTTAAAGCTATTCTACGTGACGAGAAGCCGGAACGTATCAGAAAAGAAGTAGAGTTTAAAAGTGCAAGAGGCTATAAGTCAATTCATGCAAGAGTAAGAGAACAAGCATTAGCTAACAAGGTCAAACACGAAGCATTAGAGATTGACGTAGAATGATACCTGACGGCACTGAAACACCGCCTCCGGCTGAAGATTTAGAAAAGCCGAAGCAAGCAACAGCAGTACCTGAGGAGTGGAAAGGATTACTAACCACTCTATTGAGCAGGTGTGTCCTTGAAGATGAAGCCGTCCACTATGCATGGGTTAGAAAAGCAAAGCGTCTGGAATTATACTTCAACAACATTGTTACTCTCTTTTGGGACAACCTCCAGAATGATTGGTCCATTCCCAACTGGGATGAAAAAGAATCAGAGGGTATCCCGCCCCGTATCATTAATATATACAGACCACACGGTGAGTCTATTATTGCTGCCCTTTCTGTTGGCGTACCTGCTGTTCTGTTCTTTCCTGACGATGCTGATAATCCTGATGATATTGAGAAAGCAGAAGCTTATAGCTCACTTGCTAAAATTATCCAAAAACACAATAAAGCAAAATTACTATACATTAAAATCCTTTCGATTCTTTTCAATCAGGGAACTCCGTTTGTCTACTCTTACAGTAAGAAAGACAGAAAATTTGGTTTCTACCAGGTAGAAGAAGTTAGCCTTCAAGACCAAACCAGCCATACCCATGACTGTCCAGTTTGTGGTAATCCTTTTGGTGAAGGTGGTCAGGAACCTGTAAACATTCTCTGTCCAGGCTGCCAGCAACAGATTACTACCGAAGTAACTCCACAGACTGTCCAGATTCCTGTTCCTATTCAAGTAAACAAAGAGAAATCCAGGGTTATAATTGACCCATTTGGAGTTCTTAATGTCAAAGTTCCTTATCATGCTAGGACGCAAGAGCATTGTGGCTATCTTGTACTTAAATTTGATCAGTCAATTGCTTCTCTTCGGTCTATTTTTTGTGTAGAAGGTCCAAATGGTGAAGAACCGCTCATTGATAATATCGAGCCTTCTACTGCTGACATTTCTGTGGATAGTACTATTAGGTATCCTTCTGTTTTCTTGAATAACCAGCCGCAAAATACCGCAATAGTTCAGTGTGTTTGGTATAGACCCTGGCAATTAGAGCTAGTAACTGGTAAGGGTGACTCTACTAATAGGGATATTGTTGACCAAATCAACAAAAAGTATCCAGAAGGTACTTACGTAATCTATATTAATGGCGATCCGGTAGAAATCAATGGCGAAGACATGGACGCGCATTGGACTATTGGTCTTGATCCTAGAAGTTCTTCGCTTCATGCTGAACCTTTAGGAACAAACCTTGCAATGATTCAGGATATTAATGCAGAAATCGACGAACTTGAGCTTCAGACGATGGAACATGGAATCGCTGAGCTATTCATTGCGTCGGACGCTATTGATTTCCAGAAGTACGGTAATCAGCAAGCTAAACCAGGTAACATTACCCAAGCTTTCAAAGAACCGGGACGAAACATTGCAGAAAACTTCTTTGAAACTCGTACTGCTCAGCTTTCCCCTGAAATTGTTGGGCTTACTGCTAAATATCGTAATCTTGCTGAGTTTGTTACTGGCGACTTTCCTACTGTTTACGGCGGCTCCGTTCCTGGAACTAGCACAGCGACGGAGTATACGAAAAGCCAGAATCAAGCGTTACAAAGATTGGGTTCAGTCTCAGCAATAGCCTCTTTCCTATGGGCAGACGTGATTCATAAGGCAGTATTAGAGTATGCCAGCGTTCTAGACTATGATGAGAAGCTAGTTGATAAGACTGCCACTGGATTTGAGACGACTAAAGTAGATCACATGGCTCTTAGTCGTGGTGAAGTCGGTAATTGTGAACCAGAATTCTCTGAGTTGTTGCCAATCTCTCCCATGCAGATCAAAGATACCATCATGCTCTTAATGGAGTCGAAAGACCCGATGGTAATGGCAATGCTCACCCATCCTCAGAATAATGAACTGGTAAAGAAAGCACTCTCCATTCCCGAACTCTACATTCCTGGAATTAATGCCAGAACTAAACAGTATCGGGAAATTGGTTTACTTCAACAGCAACAGCCGGTTCCTTCTCCCAACTCTCCATTAGGTGTTGAGCCTTCAATTGTTCCTGAAGAACATGAAGACCATCCGGTTGAGATGGAAGTTTGTGTTGTTTGGTTAACTGGTCCTAAAGGTCAGAAAGCGAAAGCAGAGAATCCGGCCGGCTACCAAAACGTTGTGCTTCATTGGAAAGCTCATCAAATGATGAAGATGATGAGGACAGATATTCCAAATGAAACACCTCCAGGTGAAGAACCCGATACCGCTTCAACAAAGATTCCATAGGTGACAAATGTTTATTCCTAAAGTATTCTATTCTCCTGACAGTGTTACTGGAACTGGTCCAGTTGGTCAGACAGCAGACAGAACTGATAAAGAGATTTTGAATCAGGAGACTGATGATGCCGTTTCCGATGATGAAGAAGTTCCCGACGGAGGAGACGGAGACGAAGACGAATCCGTTTCAGAAGAGGATGAAGAACCGGAAGAAGAAACCGATGAGGAAACGGATGAAGAAGACGAAGAAGATGCCGATGATGAATCTGAAGGGACTGGGGATGAAGATGAAGTATTAGATGAAGAAGAAGAGGAAGTAGAAGAACTTGCTCTTTCAGATTTATCTAAAGCAGTAAAGAAAGCTGCTCCTGATCTCTTTAAGAAAGTTCCCGGCTTACGAGAGGCATTAGAAGAGCATAAGCAATTCGGTGCCGTTTTTGCTAATCCAGAGGAAGCTAAAGTTGCTGCTAGGAATTCTGGCTTCTTAGCTGCAATGTATAATGACATCTCTTCTGGTGATGTAGAAAGAACCGGGAACTTTCTTAAGGCGCTTGAGAACACTAACAAAGAATCCTTTGAAGATTTCTCTCATACTATTCTAGATTCTATTGGTAAATTAAATCCTCAACTTTATGGGGAAGTGATGTTGAAGCCGATGAAGAAGGCTTTAATGTCTATGTATCATGACGCATTACGAACAGGAAATAAGAATCTCGCAGCAGTTGCTATTCACGCTCATAACTATTGGTTTGACACCCAAGACATTAAAGCTCCACTGGAAGAGAGAAAGAAAGTCTCTAAGACAAAAGAGCAGGAAGATTGGGAGAAAGAGAAAGAAGAATTCGAGACTAATAAATCTTATGAGTTCAAAGGTGCAATCACAGAAGTAGTCAATCATTCTATGAAATTGTCCATCACGAAAGAACTCGATGGCCTTAAGCTTGACGATTACCAAAAGCGAAACATTATCCGAGACATCTTCACCGGAGTTGATGAGATTCTTGGAAGCGACAAAAGATACCTTGGTGGAATCCAATCTCTTTTTGATCAGGCCAGAGGTTCCAAATACTCACCTGATTGGAAGTCTAGAATTGTTAAGGCTTATTTACAAAGAGCCAGACAAGCCTTACCAGGAGTTCGTAATAAAGTGTTGCGAGAAGCCGGAATTAAAGTGAAAGACCAAAAGCCTGAGTCACGCCGGATGGTACCTGCTGGTCTGGGTGGCAATAAAAGTGAAGATAAGATCGATTTCAGCAGAGTTGATCGTTCCAGAACAACTGATATGGACATCCTTAATGGGCGTCCAAAATACATCAAATAGGAGTTTAACATGGCTGTAGGCGGAACGCAGCTCCTCTCTGTTGAAATGGAAAAGGTTCGCAAGAAGCTTTCCATGCTCTACGAGTTGGAGTCTGCCAAGTTCTTTTCGACCGTAGAGAAGAAGGATACCGAAGTTATCTCGGAAAGAGATATGCGGATTCCTCTCGCTATTGGTCCTGGCGGATACTTCGGGTATTACAATCCCGATGGTGGAGATTTAGGGATTGGCGACGGCCAGACTTACGACAAGGCCGTAATCAATACCGTAAACTTCAAGCACGCAATTCAGTGGAACACAAAGGCTCAGTGGGGAACGGATGACTCACGGAAGTCTGTCATTAACTTGTTCAAAGAGTTGATGGCAAAGGCTATGCCTGAGTTCCGTCGTCAGACTGAATCTCAGTGTATGACTGCTGGTAA